TGATATGACTCTGCATAAAATTTTTTATTATAAAAAAGATCCAGGCAAAGATATTATCAAGACGGGAGAACTGTTTGATACTGGAGACCGATATTCATACCAGGAATGTCCTGTATGGTTGCATAAAGCAAGTAGAACATTCGTATATCATTCTTCATTCGAATTTTGTTTGTTTGTGAACCAAGAAGATGGTTCAATGGATTATTCAAGTAATCTTAAAGATTCTGGTCAATATTTTAAAATTGAAGAATCACTTGAATATGATGATTTTTATGGTTCAAATCCAGTAATTCAGTACAGCTATCCAGAATACTTTTTTTGGACAGAAAGTGAAGATATTTGGATTGAATTTTTAGATCATCCATTAACATCATTTAATAATAATCTTGTAACTCTTAGTGGTTGGTGGAATTTATCCAACTATCCAAGAAGCATGAGCATTGCATTTCAAATTGTTGATTCTCAAGTAGATGTTTCTGTTCAACCAGGAGATCCTCTTTATAGGATAAAATTCTTTTCTAAAAATTTTGACGACGTATTTTCTATAGTTGAAAAAACAAAAATAGATTTTGACGAAGCATCCAGGAATAAACTTCAGGATGATATTAAATCTGATAAAATCTTACTCCAAGATACTCTATTTAAAAAATCTTGTCCTTTTAACTCCAAAATAAATGATGATGTTTAATCATGTTGATATTGATTTGCCCGTCTTAGATAGAGAAACTATTGATGGAGTAAGATATTATAAAGTTCCAGATAACGATGAATTAATTAGATTGGTTTCTATTACTTCTGTTACTAGTCATAAAAATCGCCAGTTTTTTGCTAACTGGCGTAAAAAAATTGGGGAAGAAGAAGCAGATAAGATTACACGACAGGCAACTAGTCGTGGAACTGATATGCATACTCTTACTGAAAATTACCTTTCCAATAATTTAGATCTTCCCAAAGTTCAACCTTTATCTGAGTATCTTTTTAAAATTTCTAAACCAGAACTGAACAAGATAAATAATATTCATGCTCTCGAAAGTTCCCTTTACAGCAAAGTTTTGGGGATTGCTGGGACAGTTGATTGTATTGCTGAGTATACAGGAAAGAATAATACTCCAGAATTAGCGATAATCGACTTCAAGACTTCAAAAAAACCAAAACCAGTAGAATGGATTGAGCATTACTTTGTTCAATGTGCAGCTTATGCTTGTATGTTATATGAAATTACTGGTATAATGGTAAAGAAGTTTGTAATTATAATGTCATGCGAAAATGGAGAATGTATTGTTTATGAAGAGTATAACAAATCAAAATACATCAAACTTCTCACCGAATATATTAGAGAGTTTGTTAAATTTAAATTGGGACAGTATGGAGAGTAAAGTAGAAAATGAACTAGAGAAAGTATTAGAGAGTAAATTCTTTTGCCCTTCAAAATTTGCTCAAGAAATAGAAAGTCTTGTTAAAATGAATTCAGAAATGAATTACATCGATGCTATAATTTATTTCTGTGAAGAGAATAATATTGATTTAGAATCAGTTCCTAAGTTAATATCAAAACCGTTAAAGGAAAAGATAAAATATAATGCAATGGAATTAAATTTTCTAAAGAGAACTTCCAGGGCAAAATTGGTTTTTTAATCCATTTTTGGGCGAAAAAAATCCCGGTAAATTTTTCTCTATATTACTTTTTTATGAGTCCATTTGAATGCTATAAAACATATCTAGCACTAAAAAATCATTTTAGTAAAGATAACTATGATTATCACAAATACTGTGGTAAAAGCAGAGCAAGTCTTCAATCTTTTTATAAGAGAAAAGATCGGTATTGGTTTGAAAAACTATCTAGAAATAAAACAGATAAAGAAGTAGAAAATTTCTTTATCTCTAATTTTGTTTCATGTGATGATCCGCAGTCATTGTGGATTGGTAGTATTATTAGAGAAGGGGAAACTATATACAAAAATTGGACAAAAAAAATTCAGTCTCTATCTTATGTTTTTAAGGAAGAGACTGATATTTTATTTTCTACCGATAAATTGGAGGAAGCTTTTGATTGCTCTAAGGGGCATCCTCCCGTTTTAAAAAAGTTCCTGAGCGGGAAAATTTCACTAGAAACCCTAGTGATTTATGATAAGATTTTCCTGTTCGGGAATAATTTTGATAAGAAACTGAAAGATCCAGTTTGGGATATTGTGAGAAATAAAATAAAGAAATATAAGCCATTTCTAAATATTGATATATTTTATTACAAAAAAATATTAAAGGAGCGTTTTTTATGAGTTTTTTTGATTCCGAGATAGTAAGATCTGAAATGGTCGAAATATCAGAATTGCAAGAGCAGTTATATAATACTGTATTTAAATTTCCATCTTTTAATAAAGAAGAGAAGATACGTCACATTGAATTGATGGAAAAACTTTTAGAAAAACAAAGAGTTTTATATACTCGTTTGTCTTTATCTGACGATAAGCAAGCTAAAGAAATGGTAAGTAAAATATCTGAATCTACAAAACTAATGGGTTTAGATTCTAATGTTGATATTAGTGTATTATTTGGAAATATGGTAAAATTAATTCAATCAATGAAAAATAATATTATTAATAACTGATTTATGTTTAAAACTTATTTTGGAACTTGCTCTACCTCTACTCTAGGTATGCCCTTTTTTATTAATAAATTGGGAGAAGATTTGAATGGTTTACTTCTTGGAGTTGGTGAAGCAGTATGCGCTTGTATCTTACTTCAAGAATCTCCATTAATTAAGAAACTAGATTTGGTAGATGCATATCTCCCATACTATGATTATATTGGTGGTATTACTTATACAAATAAAGAATACTCAACATTTCGCGGATCGTATTGTAGTGAGTATGAACTATTAGATATTTTTTCTGGAAAATCTACGGACGAAGTTCATAATATTCTATCAAAAGATCCTTCTGAATTTCCTGATGTTTATCCAGATGAGTTTCAGCAAGAGGAAATAACAGATATATTTGATAAAGCAAAAACAAATTTATTATCTTCTGGGTATATTGATAAAGTTAATTTACATGTAACTGATACTAATAAATTTCTAACATCAGTTAGAGATGATTATTATGATTTTATTTTTATAGACTGTCACTTATCTTATAATCAACTTTATTCTGATTTGGAAAAATGGTTACCCAAAGTTAGGTCTGGTGGTATTATTAGTGGTCATGATTACATGAGTGTTGAAACTTATTATGCAGTCAAAAATTTTAGAGAAAAAAATGGAATAACCGATAGAATGTATAGAGCTCACAATGACTGTTTTTTATGGTTTAAAAATGTACCAAATGGAGTAAGTGGACTTTCCTCATGATTTGCGAATTATTTGATAATATATTTGACCCATTGTATATTCATGAAACTCACTCTGCAATCATGGATATACCAGTTTCTCCAAATAATGTAGCGAATAGATATACTAAACCATATGGATTTGAAGGATCTCATAGGTTATATGGTAAAACTATTTTTGAGAGGAAGGATATTAATCGAGTAGATGTTTTAGATTTGGAGCACTCTCGTTTATTTTTTGATATGTATGATATGATTGAAGACCTAATTGGAGTTAGGTTTTATCTTAGCCAAATATCATTAAATGTTCAACATACTGGTTGTGATGGAACTCCTCATATTGATTGTAATATAGATGATGAGGATGAGTATACAATACTTGTTATGACTAATTCTTCTTGGGAAAAGAGTTGGGGTGGAGAATTTCAGATAATGAATGATAAAAATCTAACTGAAGTTGTAGAAGAGCATGATTATGTTCCTGGGAGGGTGGTTATTTTGCCCTCAAATCGACATCACAGAGGTCTCGGTCCAAAAGAGAAGTACAAATATAGGACTTCTGTTGTTTTCCGAGTGACTCCAAATTTTTCAAAACACGTTCCCGAAATGCCTTGACCATAAATAGGAAGACTGCTATGATAGCAGTGTCTTAAACAAAGGCCAAATCCAATTAATCCGAGGTAATCCAATGTCTTTTGCAGATCTTAAAAAGCAATCCAAACTTGGCTCTCTAACTTCTAAACTTGTTAAAGAAGTTGAAAAAATGAATACTACAGGTGGAGGTGAAGATGATCGTCTCTGGAAACCTGAACTTGATAAGACTGGAAACGGTTTTGCAGTTATTCGTTTCCTCCCTGCTCCCGAAGCAGAAGATCTTCCCTGGGCAAAACTCTACACCCACGCTTTTCAGGGACCTGGCGGATGGTATATTGAAAACTCTTTGACTACTCTTGGTCAAAAAGATCCTGTTTCCGAATATAATCGTGAACTATGGAATAGCGGTAGTGATAAGGATAAAGAAACTGTTCGTAAGCAGAAGCGTAAACTGTCTTACTACTCTAATATCTACGTTGTGAAGGATCCTGTTAATCCACAAAATGAGGGTAAAGTCTTTCTATTTAAGTATGGTAAGAAAATCTTTGATAAAATTATGGCTGCTATGCAACCAGAATTTGAAGATGAAACCCCAATCAATCCTTTCGACTTTTGGGAAGGTGCAAACTTCAAATTGAAGATTCGTAAGGTAGATGGTTATTGGAACTATGATAAGTCTGAATTTGATCGCCCTGCTGCACTTCTCGATGATGATGAGGCAATGGAAGCAATTTGGAAAAAGCAGTATTCTCTAGTTTCAGTTACTGCTCAAGATCAATTTAAAACCTATGAGCAACTTGAATCACGTCTGAAGATGGTCCTTGGTCAAAAATCGTCTTCTCGTCCTCGTCTTGACGAAGAAGTTGATGATGAAGATAATGATCGCGGATCTTATACACCAGATTTTGGTTCTCGTCGTCAAGAATCTCAACTACCAGAAGACCTTAGTTCTCAATTGAATTCTTTGAGTTCTTCTAATGTTGATGAAGAAGATGATGATGCTCTTAGTTATTTTCAACGTCTAGCAGAAAGTTGATATAAAAAGTAAAGGGGGCGTTGCCCCCTTTTTTATTCGTATAATCTAGGATTATCGCATCTTTTCAAGAATTTCGATCTATATTGAATGGTTCCATTTTCATATGGCATGAGTCTATCAATATCTTCAAGTATTACTCCAATATAAGTTGCTTTCAGTAAGTAAATATTTCTTTTTTGATTTTCTCTTTCTTCTTCTAATTGATAGTTAGTTACTGGAACAGTTACATTAGTTATTATGGTGTCTGCATCAAGTAAGTAATCATAATATGAAACACTATAATTTCTAGGTACTCTTAATCCTTTTGGTACTATCACTTCTCCAGCTCTATTTGTAATTTCTATTGTTTCATAGTGATTAATTTCATTTATTTTATCATAAGTTTTATATTTGTTTATTAAATAATCGTCAAATGATTGTTGTGTTAAAGGCCATTCACTCTGAACATTTATTATATTATTTGTGAGCAAAATTATCCAATCAAATCCAGGATCTCCATATACATCATTTGCTACATTATCTGGTCTATCATCTCCAATTATTTGATATTTTTCAAAGAAAGACACATTTTCTAATAAATCCTCCCTGATTTTTACTTTTTTGAATATATTTTTAGCGAGCACATAATTGTTTAATCCCTCTGCGTTCCTATCAATATATTCTATATTTGGAATGTTTTCGAAATAAGCCATTTCTTAGTACCCCATACCTGTTGCACCTTCACCTTCATCATAATCATTTGCGTATACTGGATCGATCTCAGCAAAGGTCATATTTAATTCATATGCAGTCATTGAAGAATCTTCCAGATAAGTCATATATTGACCATCTGGAGTATAATTAACACTAAAATCTTTTAACGCGCATTTTTTAATTCTATTTAAGTATGGGTGTTGCACTGCTGAATTACTATTATTTTTCGTGCTCATATATTTAATTTTAAAAATATTAGGTGCTAGTAGGAATAGTTGTGATGGAGTTACTTCTGGTTGCATCTCTCTTTTAAAAAGTCTGATTATATCTTTTATTGCTTTAGTCTCTCTATTATTTCTTGGTGTTAGTCTGAATGTAAATGTGAAAGACCTTAGTTGTGGACCAGAAAATAATAATTCTAAATTATTGTTAATAGCAGCACCTGCTGTTCTTGATAATAAATTTTGCACTTGGCCACCCATTGCTTGTTGGGTGAAATAATTTATCAGCATCTGTCTAAGTTCTGGTGATGAATCTTTACTCGTCAAATTACCAGCAATAGCCTCTAGACCTGCTCCAAATGTTGCAAATGGATTTCCACCAGATCCTGATGATGCTATAGTTCCATATGCTAAACCAGCGAATTGTGCTGTGAGTGGGTTTATTTCTCCCTGTCCCCAGTCAACTGATGCTGAATCCGTAATTCCCGATTGTATTGGTAGTAGTACTGTACTTAAAAGATTAGTTTCTCTTTGTTCTTGTCCAATAATTCCAAATCCTTTTCCTTTTTCTGGGGTTTGCAAACCAGATTTTCTATATTCTATAAGTTGTATTTGTATATAATCTCCGGTTATTTTTTCTGGATATTTTAATATTGGTGGATATGATACTGTTTTTCTTTGCGGAACTACTGTAATTTTTGCTAATTCTTCTGGTGTAAGTGTATTAGAATCTGATGCTGAATTATTTCCGGATTGTTGCTCGGAAGTTCCTGTTTCTGGTGCTTTATTTTGAATTCCATTGTATTCTTTTGTTCTAGTTAATTGCTCTTTTACTTCTGCTGGTGCTTTTGCAGAAACTATTTCTTTTGCCTTTGCTGCTGAATTTGCTTTCAAGTTAGTAATATATGACGCACCACCTCTCTGTTCTAAATCAGCATATCTTTCACCTTTAGTTACTGTTCCATCTGCAGAAACATTCATTACTAATTTGTTTCCAAGAACTCCATATTCATATATATCCCTTGCTCCAGTTTTTGTATTAACATTATATACAAACTTTCTACCTAGTGTGTCTATAATACCAGATTCATATACGTCAAAATTTGATTGACTTTGCTTCCATCCAGAAGTTTTTCTTGCAGATATGGTTTCCTGATTGGGCATTAATCTAGTTTATACCTATTAGAAATATTTAGACTACTTTATACCAAGATCATCTTCCGTTATTACTTTGAATTCTATTAATCTATCCTTACAAAATTCATCTGCAGCTTTCCATTTTGCTTGATTGACTGAATAGGTTTTAATCTCATTAATATATGACTTTGTAATTCTTGATTTCTTTTTTGGCGGCATAGTTTGCTTTTTTGGTTTTACTTCTACGACATATACCTTTGCATTTCCATGTTTATCTTTTACTTTTATTATAAAGTCTGGAAAATATTTGTGAACTCTATTGTCTACTGGTGAGATATAGGGAATCCAAAACTCTTCACTTCCCCATTCTATAATATTTTCATTTAGATCGCACCACCTACAAAATTTTCTTTCCCAACTACTTCTGCAGATTATATTGTTTGGATTGCCTTTGTATTTTTTGGGATATTCTGGTTTATACCTACTTTTTATACTTTCTGCCATATTTGATTATACATAATATATAAGTACATCTATTTATTTCAAGATGCCTGCACCAGCGCCTAGACATTTATCAATGTCTTCCTTGAAGGAGAAGATATTACAACCAGCGCAGACATCTGTTTATCTAGTGAATGTTGTTCCTGCTAAGGCAACTGGTTTGCAGGGTTTCTTTAATCAAGGCGGAAGAAAAAATAATTTTAGTTTAACAACAGATGCTGAATTACTAAACCTTTCATGCTGTGAAGCATCTCTTCCTGGTAGTGGTCTTGCTACTCACGAAGTTACTGGTGATTTTCATGGTGTAACAGAGAAAATGGCCTACAGAAGAATATATGATGATAGTATAGATTTGACTTTTTATGTTGACCATAACTATAAAGTTTTAGAATTTTTTGAGACTTGGATGAATTACATTGTAGGAGAAGGATCAACTTTTCCGTATTCGGATTATTTGAGGAATAATGCATATTATAGGATGAATTATCCAGAAAATTATAGATGCGAAATTTTTCTAACAAAATTTGAAAAGTTGAATGTAGTAGCTCAACCAGTATTATCTTATACATTTGTTGATGCATTTCCAATAAATGTATCTTCAATTCCTATATCATATGATGCTTCTGAACTTTTAAAAGTTACAGTATCATTTTCTTATACAAGATATAATAGAGTAAGGGAATTGAAGAGGAATTCTTCTTATTCTGGAGAGGCTTCTAGAAATCAAAACGCTACTAATCCCGGTCTTGAGTTTAATCCGCTATCCCAAGCGGCATTTAACTCACCTGGAAATCCAGAACTTGCTCAATTTGCAAATCCAAGTTTTGGTGTTGATCCCGGTGGACTAAGTGGTATAGATTTTGGATTGTTAGTTCCAGCAGATACCCAAGGCAATAGAAATGGAACACCATACGCTGCTAATCTTCGTGATGAGGGAAGTGAAATAATCGATGCAGTTACTAATAGGAGTAGAAGAGTCGAGGAAGGTCTACCATTCGTTGGAAGAAATAGGGGACCTATAGCTCCGTTTATTTGACTAAATATATGGAAATGAATGAATTTTCTATAGAAAGTTATGCCGTTACCTACAATTTCTACACCATCGTATGAACTTGAGTTGCCTTCAAGTGGACAAAAGATTAGATATAGACCATTTTTAGTTAGAGAAGAAAAACTATTAGTTCTAGCACTAGAAACAGAAGATATAAAAGAAATAACCAACGCAATTAAAACAGTAATTAAAAGTTGCATTCAAACAAAAAATGTTAAAGTGGAAACTTTACCAACTTTTGATATTGAATACTTATTCTTAAATATAAGAGGTAAATCTGTTGGAGAAGATATTGAAGTTAATTTGATATGTCCAGATGATCAACAAAGTGTTGTTTCCACCACAATAAATGTAGACGATATACAAGTACATAAGAATCCAGACCATAATAATAAAATACAATTGGATTCTTCTTTGATTATGGAGATGAAATATCCTTCACTAGATGAGTTTATAAAATCTAATTTTGATTTTTCATCTAATACTGGTATGGATCAATCTTTTGATCTTATCACATCATGCATTGATAAAATTTATAATGAAGAAGAAGTTTGGGTTTCTAGTGATGTGACCAAGAAAGAATTATTTGAGTTCCTAGATCAAATGAATACAAGTCAATTTAAGCAAATTGAAAAGTTCTTTGAAACGATGCCCAAACTTAGTCATAAAGTTAAGATTAAAAATCCTAATACTGGTGTTGAAAGTGAAGTTCTTCTGGAGGGATTAGCATCTTTTTTCGGTTAGGAATGGTCCATATGGATCTTGAAAATTACTATAAGTTAAATTTTGCTTTGATTCAGTATCATAAATATTCATTGACTGAGATTGAAAATATGATGCCCTGGGAAAGGGATGTTTATGTCTCATTATTACAACAACATTTGGACGATGAGAAATTAAAGCAACAACAGAGATAAAAGATGGCGGTAGATTCTCCAAATACACCAAAAACTGAATCTACTAATGTAGAAGATCTTGCGGAAGAAAATATAGATCCGAGGGTTTTGGAACTTCTCGGATTGCAAGATATCTTCGATTTAGATTATGGCGACTATAAAACGCTTTTAATTGGAAAGCTAAATGAAAATGATCTTTTATCTTCAAAAGGCAAAGGTCTGGAAACTGATGATGTTACTTTACTTAGAGAAGAATTATTAAGAGTTAGAAAGAAAAGATCTGGAAGATTTAAAGTAAGTACTAAAAAAATAAAAGCAAATAAATTTTTTGATAAGGATTCTGGATCTGATGCTACACAGGCACCCAAAAAGGTAAATCTTTTACCTCATGCTAATGTTCCTGGTGCTATTCAAAAACTTCCTGATAATATTCAAGATGAAAATGGCGATCAAAAAAATGTAGAACTACAGAATAAAAAAGATGATGAAATATTATCTGTAGTTAAGGAAATAAAAGAACTTGTAATTACAATTGCCGATTCAATGAAAAAGCAATTGCAAGAAAAACAAAAATTAGCATCTCTTTCCTCTAGAGAATCTGAAAAAGCAGGTAGATCATCAAGAGAAAAAAAGATGGAGCAAAAACCATCTTTTGCTACTAAAATGGTTGAACAAGCAACGAAACCGTTTGTAAGTATTTTTGATACAATTAAAAATTTCCTGTTGAATGTTCTACTTGGTAGTTTGGCTAATTGGTTGTTCTCTGTAATACAAAATCCAAAAATGCTTTTACAACCAATACAGAGTTTATTGGATGGTATTTTTGGATTTTTTAATAATATTCTTCAATTCATTGATAATAATGTAGTACAACCAGTAAGAAGTTTTATTGATTTAATTAACTCGGCAATTAGTGGATTTATTGGAATTATTAATAAAGCGATGAGTATCATTCCTGGATCTACTCCTATTGATGCTCCACAAGTACCGAATATTCCCGATATTCCTGATATAAAAGCACCAAATATAACAGGCACAGAAACTGCTGAACCACAAAAATCACAACCAAACATTCAAGTAAAGAATCAGGGTGGAAATATAGTTGGTAGTGATATTAAAATTCTTAAGAGCATTCAAAATCTAAACGTTGATAATTCGCAAAAAATCAATAATGTTGTTCAAAAAACTTCTGGTGGGGGAGTTCCAAAAATGAACAATAAAATTGCTGAAACTGGTGGAATTGTTAGTGGATCGACAGGATTGGATATTAGTGGACTTGGACCTGATACTCAATTAACTGCATTAAAGAAAAATGAATTTGTCCTTGTTCCTGGTGCAGCTCAAGCAATAGGAATTCCATTTTTGGAATCTATGAATAAAAAGTATGGTGGTAATAATGCCTCAACATTTGCTTCAGTTAATGATATAAAGATAAGAACAGCTGCAGGTGGTGGAGGAATAGATCTTTGGGGAATTAGTCCATCAAGAAATACAAAATTATCATCAAGTTCTGATTTTTCCAGTGTTCCATCGCACCATAGATCTTATTCTGCTTTCCGAGGAGCAATTCCAGCAGATTATGCTGTCGTTAGAACTGGTATTAATCCCGCTGCAGTTCCTTCTCATGGAAGAGGATTGAGTGTTGTTTCTGGTGTATCTGGAAAAGTTGATTTTGCTGGATATGCTGACGGTGCAGGAAATATGGTAGAGATTGTTAATAATAAAGGGGAAAAATTAATAAGATTATTGCATTTGGATAAGATAAAAACAAAAAAAGGTGCAACAGTTAGTCCTTCTACTATTATAGGAACTCAAGGAAATACTGGCACTAGAGATATACACGTTCACGTTGATGGTAGTAAATCAGTTCACACTAATTGGATTAGGGCTAGTTTGGGCGGTAATTATTCTGCAGGTCAATTAGAATCTGGTGGCGCTGGTGGCGGTGGTGGTGGAGGTGGCGGAGGTGGTGGATCGCAAGAACCCGCAGAAGAGGCTGTTGATTTTAGTAAATTTGTTGAAATCTTAGGTGATAAGAAAGGTGATATTATCATGTCTGGTGAGCAAAAAGCTGCCTATGAGAAAGCTGGAATGATGCCCCCATCAGCAGCTCAGATTGCACCAACTCCCCCAAAATCTAATGTTCCTCCCCCAACTGCTGGAACTCCTCAGATTCTTAATTTAGCAGCAGCAAATCTGTCTGCTAAACCAGTGACTAGTGGTTCTATGACTGGTAATACTGGAACTCCTCCAGTTAATTTCTCTTCGATAAACATGGCAGAATTTAGTCATTATACCGCTGTAAAATCTCTTCTAAACATACTGGAGTATTGATATGTTACCACTTCTCGCTACTGCTGGTAGAATGTTAGCAACCTCTGCTGCTAGAGGAGCTATAAGCGGTGGTGCAAGGACAGCAGCAGGTGGCGGCGGAAACATAGTAAAGGGAATGGTAAAAGATAAAGCAGAGAAAGAAATAAAAGGAAAAATAGTCAAAGTAACTACTGAAAAATTTTTAGCAAAGAAAACTCAATTACCAAATTTAAACTCTTCTGGAACAGACTCTAAAGGTGGAGCATTAGTTAAATCTGAGTCATCTGCACTTGTTAAAAAAGAATCCGATAATCCATTACTTGATGAATTATTGATAATAAAAAGTACTCTAGTCACCATAAAATCATTAATGGATAAGAGTGCTTTATTTGATAAGAATGAGTATGCTAGAAAGAAAAAAGAGTTAGAACGACAAAAAAGAAAATCTAAAGAAGATGAATTAGAAAAGAAACCATCTAAAACTAAAAAAATTGGAAAGGCAGCACCAAAACCTTCTGGTAATATATTTGATTTTATTACAAATTATTTGTTAAATGTTTTTCTTGGTAGTTTAGCGAACTGGGCATTTAATTATATTCCACAAATAATTGATGTTATCAAAGGAATTGCTTCTGGTGTTGATAATTTGTGGAAAGTTCTTAAATTTGGAATAATATCATTAGCTACTAATTTTCCTAAACAAATTAAATTTCTAGCTAAGTTATCAGCAAAAATATTTGGTGGTCCAATAAAATTAATTGGAAAATTATTATTCAAGGCTGGATCTTTATTGACTGGTCTCTTAAAGAAAGCTGGTGGATTTATATTCAACTTAGTTGGTGGACCATTAAAATCAATTGCTAAAAAAATACTTGGACAAACTGGAACCGAAGCAGCAAAGAAAGTAGCACAAACTGCATCGAAAGCAGTATCTGCTGGGTCTAAAAAGGCTGCAGATCTTGCTGCAAGCCAAGGTTCTAAAAAACTTGTTGGTAGATTGAAGGCGTTTAGTAAAATATTTAAAAGAGTTCCTGTTATTGGGGCAATACTGGGAATTGCTATAGATCTCGCTATGGGAGAACCTTTAGATCGTGCAGTTGTTGGTGCAATAGGATCTAGTATAGGTGCTGCTATTGGTGGTGCTCTTGGAAAAGGCGGTGCCCTTGCTCTTACCTTATCTACAGGTGGTATTGGTGCATTAGCTGCTCCATTTATTATTGGAGCATCTGGATTTATAGGAGCAGCAGTTGGTGATTGGATTGCAAAATCAATGTATAAAAATCTAACTGGAAGGGTTAGTCAAGCAGAAAAGGAAGCTTCAAAAGTAGAACAAAAAGCAAAGGGTGGTAAAGTACAGAATCTTACAAGACCAACATCAGGATCATCTCCTTCTGGTATAACTAGAGAAACTGGAGTTCAAAAAAGAACATTTGAATCTAAGGAAAGCAAAAAGGCAGTTTTGAATAGATCAAGACCTTTTGCAATTTCTCAAAAAGCAATTAAAAATTCAAAATCTTTCTTTGGTGACGATCAATCAAAATATCTACTCAAACTAAGTGATGGTTTTAAAAAGTCAACATTTATTGGAGATTTGTTGAGAATCGGTATGGCCATCGCTATGGGCGAAACTATATTAAAATCCACAACTGATGGTGCTGCCGATAATATGTCCTATGAGATGTTCAAGGCATATGAAAATGGATTAATAGATGTTGATGATGATATAGATACAAGTTCACTATCATACTCATTTAGAAAATGGGCTAGAGGCAGAATTTATGCTGAAGTTTCTGCTAGCAAAAAGTATCAGCAGAATATGAAGTCTCGACCTGGAGCACCCTCTGGAGGTGGTGGAGATGGTGGAGATGGTACAGAAGGTCCTCCTGGTCCAGGTGAAGTAATACAGGGTGGAGATGCTGATTTTTGGACTTTAGCAGCTGTTGCATCACTAGAAGGTTCCAGTGATCAGGGAGAAGCTGATGTCGCTCAAGCAGTCTATAATAGAGTTGCATCTGGTGTTTTTAGTGTTAAGACCATCAAGGATGCAATTTTATCTCCAGGACAGTTTCAACCAGTTACTGGTGATGGGGTCCCCATAAAATTATGGAGAGCTATTAAAGATAGAGAAACTGCAATAGCTGCTGTAGCAGCACATAAGGGAAAGGGAATTGCAACAGCAACTAAATATGTTGATCAAGCGGCTAGAAATATTACAAATCCATCATTACAAAAAAATGCAGCTGAATGGGTTGGTGGTAGAACTGATTTTGCCGTCCCTTCTGCTGCTAATAAGTATCCCGGTGGATTTGGTTATAGAACTAGACATGGACATTTGTTTGGGTGGTATGTTGGTCCTGGTGCAATTGCATATGGTAAGAAAAATCCTGGACCAGCGCAAGTTCCATCATTTGGAAATATGAGTGTACCAAAAGGTTCTCCATCAGCAAATGTAGCACAAAGTCAAGAACCTTCTTCATCTCCACCTTCAGCACCAGCACCAGCATCATCAGAATCTGAAACTACAGATTTTAGTAAGTTTGCTGAAATTTTAGGAGATAAAAAGGGGAAAATTTTAGGTCCAAAGGATAGTAATGATGCAAATATAAATGCTCCTTTTGTTAGTGTTCCTGTTAAACCAGCCCCTCAAGCATCTCAACAACCAGCTAAACCAAGTCAAGCAGCAGTATCTTCAACTAAACCCAAAGTGTCTCCGAGTGCTATTAGTCAATCTGCTAGTTATGATAGAAAATCCCCATCAACTATAATACTTCCTCCACCACAGCAAGCAGCAAATACTGCTTTGGGAAGTGCTGGACAGACTTCGAGACCAAGAATAGATTATGATTCCAGCATGTTAAATAGTGATAGTAGAAATATGTTTAAGCAAGTTCTATCAGCCGCTCTCTATTAATAATATATGGCTCTTCCCGATTCTAATAATAAATCGACTGGTAATATAGTTTCTTTCAAAGTATATTCTAATACTGGAAAATCTTCCGAGATTAAGGGGTTAGCACCGGAAATAAAGTATTATGAAAATTTACTATCAAATTCCATTACATTTACTGCTGTAGTTGCTGATACTGGTGGATTGGACCCAGAAAATAAAAAACCAATGCCTGGTATACTTGATGGTCTTCCAATTAGAGGTGGAGAAAAAACTGATCTGATTATTGAAGATGCATATAAAAATAAACTATCTTTTATTGGTGATAAGTCATTTTATGTTAATAGAATAAAAGCTGCTGATCCTGGAACACAGAAAGACTTATACTTTCTAGATTTTTGTTCTTTAGAATTTTTAAAAAATGAGCAAACTAGAATAATAAAAAGATATGATATAAAAATATCTGAAGCAGTAAAAAAAATATTAACAGATCCACCACCATTTGGATTGGGTACTAAGAAAGAAACTGTGATAGATGAGACTGGTGTTCCCTATAATTTTATAGGAAACCAATGGAAACCATTTCACGTTTGCACTTGGTTGGCTTCTAGGTCTGCTCCAACTAAAAGTATAAATCAAGCAGCAGGATATTTTTTCTATGAAACCTATGATGGGTTTCAATTTAGATCAATTGATTTATTGATGGAACAAGAACCGACTAAAAAATATTTGTATACAAATAGCACTCAAACAAAACCTGGATTTGAACCAATACAAGACATGTATATTGAGAAAGACATGGACTTGCAGCAAAAATTGATTCTTGGTACATATGCTAACAGAACATTGTATTTTGATACATTCGCTTTTGAATGGGTTTCTAGACCATATGATATAAGTGAACAGCAAGGTGGTCTAAGTTTAGCTGGTGCTGACTTAGATTATGTTGCTGAGCAATTTAGACAAACACCAACTAGATTTATGACTAGAGTGTTGGATAATGGATGGCTTCCTGTTGGAAAAAAAGCAGAAGAGCAATTATCAACATGGAAAGGTCAACCTAAACAACCTGTTTTTGATGCACCGAAATTAATGTCTCAAACTATTATGAGATATAATCAATTATATTCGGTAAAAACTAATATAACTATTAGGGGAGACTTTACTTTGAGAGCGGGACAAACAGTATACTGTGAATTCCCAGATCTTCAGGATGATATTGCGAGACGCCCCAACCAACAAACTAGCGGAAAATATATGATAGCTAGTTTATGTCATAGAATCACACCAAAAGATTGTCTAACTAGTTTAACTCTTGTTAGAGATTCCTATTCTAAGTAAAAAATCATGGAAAACATTAACGATCACATCGCCAAGGACAAAAAACTTCTTGATGATCCAACAATTTCTCCGCAAGCACGTAGACATACTGAAGAAGAACTTTCTGCTTTAGAACATTATCATCAAAATCATCCAGAGGATGAACATGATCCAACAGCACTTGAGTTATACTGTGATATGCACCCAGATGCTTTAGAGTGTAGAGTATACGAAGACTGATTATGATTGATCACGAATTAGTCAAAAAATATTTTGTTGGTAGGGATGGATTTATATGGTGGATCGGGCAAGTAACGTCCGAAGATAAGTGGACACCCAATATTCCTGGTAGGAGAGTTCCTACAATGAAGGAAGTTAAGGGATATGCTGACCGATATAAAGTAAGAATATTTGGATATCATGATCTTGAGTATGAAGATAATGCTTTAACAGATGATGATTTACCGTGGGCACAGTTAATGCTTCCAGTTACTGCTGGGGGTGGTGGTGGAGCATCTTTTCAAACACCAAACATAAGACAGGGGACATTTGTATTTGGATTCTTTTTGGATGGAGAAGATGCTCAACAACCCGTTATTATGGGTATATTGGGATATAATAATTACACTCTAGTAGATAAGCAAATACCAAAAGTTAAATTCGTCCCCTTTGATGGTTATGGTCCTAAAGATAAAGTACCTGAAAGTCATATAAGAACCTCCCCTGAGGTATCAAAAACTGTAACTGGGGAGAATGCAGTTCCTGATAAAGATTCTACTGCACCAAAACCTAAAGCAAGTGGTATTATTATTAATGGAGCTCAGGATCAATTAAAAGAATATGCTAGTAAAAATCAAGAGCAAGATGGTAGAAAGGCATCATCTCTAAAAAAACCTATACGTTGTGAAGAGAATCAAGGTGTAGGTGGGGTAGCATTAGAAATAAAAAATTTATTAACAAAAATTCAGGAAGTACAAGAAAAACTTAATAGTTGGGAAGCAGCAATTAATGGAAAAATTGATGGAATACAGCAAAGAATTGATAAATTGATTGATTTGGCTTCTAAAAAAGTTGCTGAATTTATGAAAATCATTGTTGATAATGTTAGAAAATATACTATAGAACTCGTACAGGATAAGGCAAAAGATTTTTACTTCTTACTATTTCCCAATGAAAGAGATGAATTAAAAGAAGTTCAGTTAAAAGTTGTTGATGGATTGAATTGTCTTTTTAACAATGTTATTGCTGGACTAATTGATCTTATTAAAGGAATGTTGAAAGATTTAGTTGGTAAAGTTTTAAATGCACCAGCTTGTATGGTTGAAAATGTTCTTGGAACTATTTTTGGAAGTATTTTTGGTAACCTAACATCTGCTATAGATTCCATTGTTGGAGCTATTTCTGATGTAATCGGTTCTGTTTTTAGTCTTGCTGGTGATATTATTTCCTTCATTAAAGATTTGTTAGGATTCTTTTTGTGCGATGAAGATCTTCAATGTCCAGAAACTGAAGAATGGAGTATATGGAAAGGCGAAGCAAATAAAGGTCCTGCACCATCAATAAAAAATATTGTTGGTAAGGCAAAGGGTTTGAAAGATAAAGCAAAAGGCACTGTTAATGCAGCTGTTTCTGGTGCTCAGGGCGCTGTTTCTGGTGTTACTGGAGCAGCAAATAACATAGTTGCATCGTTTAATACAGCATTTGGTGATGCTCTTAATGCGTGTGATATTGGTCCATTGTTATGCGGTCCACCTACTATTTCTATTTCTGGTGGAGGTGGAATTGGTGCAGTTGGTAATGCAATTATTTCTCAAGCAGGAGAAATAATGGGAGTTGATATACTTAATGGTGGATATGGGTACACTGAACCTCCAACAATATCACTCCAAGACGCTTGTGGAAAGGGGTCTGGCGCTAAATTAATTCCCGTTATGAAACCAATATCACGCGATAGAAGCAATAAGGGATCTCCAGAATCAGAAAAATCTGGAATATCATCCGTAACTGCCGGAAATGCTGAAATTGGAGAACCAGAAGTTACTATAACCGTTACTCCAGCTGGTATCATTCAACCTGGAGAATCTGCTACTGTATGCTGGGACATTAAAAATGGAACTTCAGTATTAAATTCCAATTTTGGTGTTAATAGTAATAAAGGATGTGTAGAGATTAAAGATGTTTATAAGGGACAAACCTTAGTATTAACAGCATCTAATGGAAGTAAACAAGCAACTGCCTCAATACGTGTTGCTGTTGGTAATGGATCCACCACAACAAAATTATACACAGTAGATAATGTAATTGTTCTTGATCCCGGAACTGGTTATTTGCAGAGACCAGATGGTAGTTTTGGTAGTTTTGGTAATCTTTGGGCAAAAAAAGAAGAAACTATTGTAAGAAATCCGGATTTTGTTTGGAGATCACCAATTAAACCTGGAGAATTTGTAGAAGTACAACCAGGATCTCTTGTTATTGCACCAAAAGAAATTGTTGGATTTGGTTCTGATTCTCAGGAAAGTACTATTATCCCAGCAGGAACAAAATATATTGTAAAGCAATATACTAGATTTACTGCACCGGATATAAGAACCGAAGAAGATGTAATTTTACAACAAACTAAAAAAACAGAGGTATTTAAACCTGTACTATCTACCGGTGAATATGGGGTTACTTTATATCTGTGTGGTGTAGAAATTGTGTCTGGTGGATTAAATTATGACGATAGAATTGATGAAGTTACGATTGAACCAGATTTTGGTGCTCAATTGAAAATAAAAACAGGTCCTTTTGGTATTATAGAAAAAGTTGATATTATTTCTCCTGGTTCTGGATTTTCCGAGTATCCCAATATCACAATAAATAGTAGCACAGGATTCAATGCAGATCTTGTTCCAATTTTCTGTATTAAAAAAATTGGAGATGAGGATCCAGAAACTATTGCATCTTCTGTACCAGAAAGATCTATTATTACTGTTATGAATTGTGTAGGGGCACGAGAATAATGGCCAAAAAGAAAAATTTTCATAGTATTAGATATGGACAAAAAGATGCCGAAATAAAATATGGTCACATTCATGACGATGAAGTAACCTCAGGATTTATGATAAGAATGGGTCCTGATGGTGGAAGGCATTATTCTACTTGGGAACTTGATAGTATAAGAAAAGGTTGGACCGTACATAGATGTCCAGGAGTATTTGAAATTAAATGTGGAGATGATATTCCATATAACACGCCATCTCTTTATATCGAAGCAGTAGAAGGTGATATTGTAATCAATGCCAAAAACGGCAGAATAAGAATGGAAGCCGAAAATATTGATATGATAGCTTCTGGTGCTGATAATAAAAATGGAGTTATATCTTTAAATTCTAATGAAAAAATAGAACTCAGATCAAAAAATATTGAATTAAATGCAACTTCTGTTGCTAAGTTCTTTTCTTCTGGATTGGTAGAGATGATAGGCGATAGTATCTTGAATATATACGGTGGATTAGTTGATGTTGCAGATGGTGCAACACAAGTTAAAAGATCTAAAGCTGTTTCTTCTTTGGAAAAGCAAGAAGCAGGATTCCCTTCTGGTCTACCATTTTTCTAATTTTTTGGAGATTAATTAAATGAAAGCATCGGATTTATTTTTAGGTAAAAGATTATTTGTTGGAAATGGAAAACCAGAATGTTTGGGTAGAGGTCCAGCAGAAATAAGAGGATCCGCATATATTGAAGGGCCAACGGTAACTGGAAGTCCATTACCATTTCCATATGTTTATGCGACTTCGATGATTGGACCTGATGTAAATATAGATTCTCCTATACCGTTTCTTCCCGGAGTTGTTGTTGCATGTGGTGCTTGGAATCACTCTCCATACTCTCTTTGTGTTGTGGGGGATGCTGCGATCTTAGATAATCTTGAAGTCAATTTGGATATTAATGCTGGAGCAAATATCAGAGCTGGAAATAATATTATTGCTCAAGGTCAAGTAATGTCTCATTGTGGAGGACATGTTCTTTCTGCAAAGAAAAACTTTGATATTCCACATCCATCAAAAGAAGGATGGAGATTAACTCATACTTGTGTTGAGGGTCCTGAAGCATCTGTTTATATACGAGGAAGAATCACTAATAAAAAAGAAATTACTCTTCCTTCCTATTGGAAAGACTTAGTTGTTATTGAGTCAATTACAGTAAATCTAACTCCAATTGGGGCACATCAAGATATAGTTGTAAAAAGATGGGATGATGAGAAAGTATATCTCCAATCAAAGGGTGGAATGCCTATTGATTGTTTCTACTACATAATGGGTGAAAGAAAAGACACTGAAAAATTAATACCAGAGTATAGAGGAACTATTGAAGATTATCCCGGTGATAATTCTCAAAGATCCATTGCAGGTTATCATTACGACATTAAGAAATAAAAATGGCTGATCCAATTTATAACAATAATCCAAAACTCAATCAATCTCCTACATTAACTGGAGATGCGTATACTGGACCTCTTCCTGTAGAGCCTTTTTCTCCAGTTTCTAACTATCCATTATCTACAAATTTAAGTACACCAAATAGTATATCTTATGCTGTCGAGTATAAGGCAACTGGTGATCGTGGAGAAATAATCAATTTAAAAGCTGATACATTTAAGATATCTAAAGATTATATTCAATATGATCCATCACCATCTGCAAGTGATTCTGATCTTATTAGTGATACATACACTCCCGGTGGATCAGGTATATCTAGTTACTTTCCATCAGGTATATCTACGTTTACGACATCTCAAGATCAATTTATAGCGATAGATAGTCAATCTGTTATTGCTAGTCAAGTAACTGAATCTGGAGATTCTATTAAAAATTATACAACTTTCTTATCTCGTCCAGAATTGTGGAGGATTACTGACCCATCAAATCCTTCATTTAAAATATGTCAGGTAACTAGTCTAGAAACTTTAAAGCATTTTGTCGTCCAATCTCCAGATGAAGAAAGGAAAAATTATGGAGACTGGCCAGGGACACAGATTATATCTGCGGTAGGAATAATAACCTCGGGAGAAAAAAGAAAAATAACAAACATCTCTGTTGATCTTGAAGATGAAGCATACAGGGGAGATCTTATTCATGATGATACTCCAAAGAATGCATATACAACTGAAATAATTCAAAGAAACACTAGACTATCTACAGTTAATTCAAACTATCTCGAATTAAATAAAGATCATACTTTTGTCGGCATAGGTAGTACGCAGATTTCTTTTAAAATCAGGAGAGTGGGAAATTCTTTGATAAAAAGAGAATATGGATACTATTTCCGCCACTATGATTGGGAAGATGGATATTATCAGGGACAGGGAGGTAATAATCATTTACAAAATAAATTTACTTCCAACTATTCTTATGCTTTTTATTATGGAAAACATCCAGATGGTAATGATAAAACTGATTCCTCAGATACAACTATCGATATAAATGGCAATCTTAGATATGATTCATACAATCTAACGGGTAGATGGGGAGTTTACATTGATGACGAAGTTAAAAATTACATGGAGGGACGTGTTTTTATTGGTCATAATGAAAGTATCGGATACATAAGCGAACAAAATCCTGAACCAATAGTATCAATTTTTAACAATAAATGGAAAAACAAACAGGATGAACTTGATGCTGGTATTACTCCCACTCCATCAGATAGAGTTACTGATCCTGAAGATCTAACTCAATTTCAACTAGGTCTTTATGTTGAAGACTTAGTTGGTATTGGAACTAGACCAGATACTAGATATCGCTTATATGTTAATGGAGTTCCTGGTGAAGCTCGTGGTGGTATTTTAAAAAATACAGTAACTAGAGCGGCAAGATTTGAGGGTGATGTTAGAATTACTGGTGATTTAATTAAGGGAACTGGAACATTTAGAATAGATCATCCACTTCCTGAGTTATCGGATACTCATAATTTAGTTCATTCATTTATTGAGGGACCAAGAGCTGATCTTATCTATAGGGGAAAAGTTAAATTAGTTTCTGGTATTGCAACTATTCATCTCGATGAATTTGTGGGAATGACTCCTGGTACTTGGAAACTTCTTTGTAGAGATCCTGATGTTTTTGTTACTAATAATGATGATTGGTGTCCAGTGAAAGGAAAAATAGATTCTGATGGTACTTTAACTATTCTTGCTAAAGAAGAAACATGTAATGCTAACGTTACATGGTTAGTTATTGCTGAAAGGCAAGATAAAGAAATTAAGCAAGCGAGTTGGACCGACGATGAGGGAAGGACAATTCTGGAACCGTCCAAGAACCTTGACCACTGACCCAAATTCGGTGTATAATATGTGGGTAATCAACGGACGACCCGAATGCAAGATGAGTATCTAACGAGATGCGTTGTTGATCCAATTAAAAGAACAGTATATCTCTATTCAAATTCTGGAACGGAAAAGCAGGTTTCTTGTGAAACAGTTGATGAGTTTATGAATGTCCTAGAATTTGTTAGGAGTGTTTTGGATGAGGACACACTTGCATATTCGAGTCCATTTTAAGGTTATGCTTCTGTCGCCTATTGGTTAAGGCCCACTGCTTATAACGGTGTGAACGGGGTTCAATTCCCTGCAGAAGCACCTTGCTGGTTTAGCTATCTGGTGAAAGCACCCGACTCATAATCGGATACAGGCGAGTTCGATCCTCGCAACCAGCACTAGACAATCATAGCAACTCATGCTATGATTGTCTCACCACCACGGGGCGGTGGCGGAAGTGGTAGACGCACCGGACTTAAAATCCGTTGGGAGTAATCCCGTGGGGGTTCAAGTCCCCCTCGCCCTATTTCTGGAGATAAAAATGATTACAATTTATGATAATTTTATTACTCCAGAAAAATGTGTAGAATTTTACAAATACTGCACAAAACTCTCTTATTCTTATGGCGAAACCGATCATGAAGAATCTCCACCAGTTGGACTAGCATGTGACCTAAATTCTAAAAATGAATGGGTTGAATTTTTTGTTGAACAAGTTAAAAATAAATTCTCATTACGCAATGTAGTTGATAGATCTTATATAAATTTGTTCTTACCTGGAGAAAGACCTTATTATCACACTGATGGTGAGGAAGATGAGATTACTTTTCTTTATTATGCAAACATTGAATGGGATTTAGACGAAGGAGGAGAAACAAAGTTTGTTGTTGGTGATAAAAATGAAGAAATTAGAGGTGTTTTGCCTATTCCCAACCGAGCAATTATTTTCCCCGCTAATATGATACATTCTGCTTCTTCATTTAGAACTAAAGCAAGGTATAGTTTAGCAATTAAATATTGTTCTCTAGATATATCCCTTTAGAAAAACCTCTAAATATAACAAACTAATAGGAACCTTCCTATGAAGTATCGAATTGATTCTAGATATGTTTGGTATAATAAAGGAACTCAATTAGTTCTAATGTATTTTATAAATAGCATACCATTTACTTTTGATGAATTACCAGATTCATACATGTATGATCTAGAAATAATTCGATTAGCTGATAATGAAAGAAGATTTGATCCAGAAGATCTATATAAAACATCTTTCTACTTAATTGATGAATTATGTCATCCACTTATGTTTGAATTGGATCTTGAAAATCCAGAAATGTTACCAAGTGATTAATATTTTGCCTCTGTAGCTCAGTGGTAGAGCAACGGTTTTGTAAACCGTTGGTCGCAGGTTCAAATCCTGTCGGGGGCTTTCCGAAAAATTATTTTTCGGAAATATGTTAGCTAACAGCAAACAAACTATATTAAAAATTTAAAAGAATTTTATTTCGCGGATAAAGTTCTATAATTTTTAATATCTCTTGCCGAAATTTTTATTTCAGCCCGCTTACTCCATCAGACTCGATGCGGTTTAAATTAAGGATAGTCTGAACTTAGCAGAGAATTTTAAGAAATTTATATTTCTTAAAAGGACAAAAAGCTAAATTTAATGATTCTATGATATGAAAGTAGCATTTATTGCAAAATCAAATCTTAAGTAGAGTCGCCAAGGGGGGGAGCATTCCCCCCTACCTTTTTATTTTTTGGAGAAAACAATGTCTCTCTTATCAAATAAAGATAGAAAATTAGCAATTGAAGCACTAGAGCATTATAATGGACATTTAGCGACTCTATCTTATGATTATCCATTTGTTAAAGAGAAAATAGGACAAGTAACAACTTTAATCAATTGGATAAAATTAGAAGAATTTAAAAATAAATCAGAAGATGAAGATTAATTTATGGCACTGCAAAGAAATGCAGCAATGGCGTTGGACTCTGACCGATGATTCTAGACCAATTATAAAACAAGAATCTGGACAAAGACCAAATCTTCAAGATGCTATGAATGATATCGCCAATACTGTTGAATATATTTTAACTAAGTAATTGTAACTTATGGGACTGAATACGATACTTCCCACTTCGATATACACATATGATCTGAATCCTTCAGAAAAAGTATATAACATGATGCTATCTTATATGGATGATTTCTTAGAAAGATCTAAAGATGAAATAAAAGATACTAATGTTACTGGAGATATACTCAATGAATACTTGATATTTAATAATCCCACTTTTTCTTGGTTGAATAGTCAAGTTGCATATCATGTTAAAAGATATTTAAAGTCTCTGAATGCGGATGTATTTCAAACATCCATTCATATACAAAAAGCTTGGCCAGTAATAGTAAATCCTCAAGGAGGTAGTGTTGGTAAGCATACTCATAGAAATTCACATTTAAGTTTAGTTTATTATATAAAAACTCAAAAACAATATGATAGAAATCATTGTGGTGGAGATTTGATATTTCATGAGTCTATGAGAAGTACAATGAATCTACTTCCTATACATTGTAGTAAAGCTGACTCTCGGTATAGACATATAGATTATTTTATAGAACCATCAAATAATAAGATGGTAATATTCCCATCCACTTTAGAACATGAAGTATCAAAGTATTATGGAGATGATTATAGGTACTCTGTTTCTTATGACCTAATGATAACTACTAGAAAGAATCCATTAGAAATTGATTTGGAATTATCTACTCTTCACCCTAGTATGTGGTTAGAAATATCTTGATTTAAAAATACAACTAGTAATTTATACCTACTTCAATGAAGTCTGAATTCTATATAGAAAGAGTGAGTAAAAATGAAATTAAAGATTTATTATATACTCATCACTATTTAAAAGACGAATCTAAAGATTTTAAATCTGGATATAATTATGGACTCTTCAGATATACTGACTGGGAATGCCCCATTAGAATTGGCGGGTGTCTTGGTGCTTGCGTTTTTACTGGTCTCCCAGTTCCAGAAATTGCCGTAGGTGCCTTTGGTCTTCAAAGAGATGATCAAGAAGGTTTATTTGAACTTTCTCGTCTTTGTATAGATCCAGAAGTGCAAAGAGAAGAATATAATATCACTTCATGGTTTGTTAGTAAATGTATTAAGAGGTTTAGAAAAGATGCCCGCGTTCGTGCTATTCTTAGTTACGCTGATGCTAATCACCACGTTGGAACTATATACAGAGCTTGTAATTTTACTTACTACGGTCTAACTGATCCTAAGAAAGACTTTTACTATGCTGATGGTACTAAGCATTCAAGAGGTTCTATCAAAGGTAAAGATGGTGAATGGAGAGATCGTAGTCGTAAACACAGATATTTAATGATTTTTGATAAAAATTTAAAAGTTATGTGGAAAAATTAATTTTTTTAGGGAGATCTTCGAATCTCTCTTTTTTATGGGAATAAATAAAACATAGAAGATTTTTACAAAGAAATACAATGGGTCTTAGTCGCTTAGATAATTTTCTAAAAAATACAAAAGGGGAGATACTCTATGTTGATCCTTCTAGCTTAGACTCAACAGATAGTATTGAGAATCAAGGAAACTCTCTCGCAAGACCCTTCAAAACTATCCAAAGAGCTTTAGTTGAAGCAGCTAGATTTTCATACCAAGTTGGTAGAGAAAATGATAGATTTGGAAAAACTACTATCCTTCTCTATCCAGGAGAACATATTGTAGATAATAGACCTGGATGGATACCAACAGGAGATGGTAACTATTATACTAGGTCTGGTAATTTTACGAATGATTTGCCGCCATTTGATCTAACTACAAATTTTGATCTACTAGCTGATAATAATAGTCTTTATAAACTCAATAGTATTCATGGTGGTGTTATAGTACCTAGAGGTACTTCTATCGTTGGTCTTGATTTAAGAAAAACAAAGATAAGACCAAGATATGTCCCCAACCCAGAAAATGATAATATCGAAAGATCTGCGGTCTTTAGATTAACTGGATCCTGCTACATGTGGCAGTTTAGTCTATTTGATGCTGATCCAAATGCAATTTGCTATAAGGATTATACAAATAATACTTTTGTTCCAAACTTTTCTCATCATAAATTAACTTGCTTTGAATATGCCGATGGTGTAAATCCAGTCAATATTAATGATGACTTTTTAGTATGGTTTGATGGTAACAAAACAGACTTAGATTGCTATTATAATAAGATTGGTGCAGTTTATGGAACGAGCAGCGGTAGACCTATTGAACCTGAAACTGTAAATAATCCACTAGATATTGAAGCAAAAGTTGATGAGTATAGAATTGTAGGATCTAGAGGTGCAGAAGTGGGTATCTCTAGCATTAGAGCTGGAGATGGTGTTATTTCATCAAATACAATCACGGTAACACTAAATGAACCATTAGATGGATTGGATGTTGATACTCCTATTCAAATCCAAGGTATTACTGTTAATGGATATACCGGACAATTTGTTGTTAGTGAAATAATTAGTGATACCGTAATTGAGTATCAATCTCAAACGGCACCATTAACTCCTTTACCATCCGTATCTGAAATTGCAGAAGCGAGTCTAAGTATAGTCGCTGATACCGTAACATCAGCATCTCCATATATCTTTAATATTTCTCTACGTTCCGTATATGGAATGTGTGGATTACATGCTGATGGAAGCAAAGCTGATGGATTTAAGAGTATTGTTGTAGCACAGTTCACTGGTATTGGTCTTCAAAAAGATAATAAGGCTTTCGTTAAGTATAACCCAGAGTCTGGATCATATGAAGATTCTTCTAGTATCGCTAATCTATATTCAGATTCTTTATCCAGATACAAACCATCTTATGAGAGTTATCATGTAAAGGCAAGTAATAATGCTTTCATTCAAATAGTTTCTGTATTTGCTATTGGTTATGGAGTTCATTTCCTCGCAACAAGTGGAGGAGATCTTTCCATAACAAACTCAAACTCCAACTTTGGAGCAAAATCTTTAGTATCAAAAGGATTTAGAAATAAATCTTTTCCAAAAGATGATGTTGGATATATTACTCATATAATTCCACCAAGAGAAACAGAATTTTCTGATATTAGTGTTGAATTTACCTCAATTGATATTCAACAGAGTGTCGGTGTTGGAACTACATCTCATCTTTATTTGTATAATGAAAAAAATCAAGTCATATCTCCAGAAACAGTAATTGATGGATATAGACTTGGAGCTAAACGAAATGATAGACTGTATGTTGATATAGAGGTTTCTGGAATATCAACTCAATATCAGGCTAGAATAGTGATGCCTGGTACTGAAACCAGTTATGAAAAGTCATTTACTGTTGCTAAGAAGGTAAATGGAATATCAAATGAAATAACAGCAAATACTATAACATTTATAGAAAATCATAGTTTTGAAAATGGCGAGACAATAAGAATAGTTAGTGATACTGGTCAAATACCAGATGGATTAATTAATGGTCAAGTTTATTATGCAATTACTAGTGGTTTGTCTGCAGATAAGATTCAAATTGCTAAAACATTTAATGATGCATTAATTGGACAAGAAACGACAATTTATAGCAATGAAACAAGCACTGTACGTGTTATTAGTAGAGTATCCGATAAGAAGTCTGGAGAAATTGGACATCCTATCCAATGGGATACTTTTAACAATCAGTGGTACGTTAATGTTTCTAGTACTGATAATACAATAACCCCATTACTATCATCGTTATCTGGACAATCTACACCAAGAACATATATTCTAAGACAACCAGATACTAGACCATTAACTGATAGAATATACAGATTGCGGTATGTAATACCAAAAGATACTCCGTTTACATCTAGACCCCCTACTGAAGGATATGTTATTCAAGAGTCTAGTGATGTGTTCAGTACTCAATCTGAAACTGAAAAATATTATAGTCTTTCCGAAAAAACACTTTCAGATAGTTCAGAGCTAAGAAACTTTAGATTTATATCAAATGCTACCTGGAGTGCTGGATCAGTTACCTTCACTACAGAACTTCCCCATAATTTGAGTATTGGATCTATTGTTTATATTGGTAATGTAACAAGTACTCAAAATCCATCTGGAGATGACTATGTTGCATATAATGGAGAATATTATGTTGATTCTATTCCAAATTCAAGGCAATTTGTAGTAGAGTTGTCGAGTGATCCTGGGACATTTACAAATAATACCTCAGTAAGAAATGAAAATCTACCTTATTTCTATAAGAGTAGATATACTGGAACATATACGATTTATAGGTCTGAGGAAGTTCAGAGATACGTTAGAGATCAACAAGATGGTGTATATTATTTAATAGTAACAAATACATCGAATACCCCTATAGTATCTCCTTTTGAACTTGAGAATTTTGGGCAACCAATTCAGAATCTTTATCCACAGATCAATAGAGATAATCCAACAATAGATCCAAAGGCATCTGTATCATATGCTCTTCCCGATCCAGTTGGTCAGGTGATAGTAGATGATCCAGAATCTAGTATTACAAAAGAGACTATCAATAAAATCTACTCTGATTTTAATGTTGGTATTGCTATTACTAATATTATATCCACACCGTCTTCAGGAATAGCTCATACAATATACACTAGCATTGACCATAACTTAAATAGAATTTCAAAACTTTCCATTATTAATCCTGGATCTGGATATGGTAGTGGTTCTAATCAGGTAGTGTACAATGCATCTCTAGTAGGAACATCAAATTCTGTAACTGGAAATAATGCAACTGCTGTTATCAGTATTGATGGAACTGGATCACTTACTGGCGTCAAAGTTATGGACGGTGGAGGTGGTTATAATATTGGTGATAGATTATTTGTTGTTGGCGTTGGAACAACCGTAGGATATACTACAGCAATCGTAGAAGTTTCTAAGACTTAAAATAATATTGGTGATACTCTTTATATTAATAATATAGATTC